ACCACAGCCATGTTGGTCTTCGTGCCGGCAAACGCCGGCTCCTCGATGAGTTCCTCCTGGACGTTCCAGGCCAGGATTGTGGGTATGTCGGTTATGACTGAGATCGCAAGTGCGCTTTCGTTGCCGCTCGTGTCGATCGCCTTTAGCAAGTACCGGCCGCTCTTCGCGGCGGGCAGCGTGATTGATGTGCTGTAGATCTTTGCGACATCGATTGAATTGGGCCATGTGCCGGCCGGGTCCGGATGATAGCGCAGCAGGTAATAATCGATGTCCACATCCGCGATCGCGGCCCAGTCGAACCTTACCCCTCCCTGTGCCGGAGAGGCCCAGAATTCCAACACGTTCGCCGGGCGGGCGGTCTTGCCGAGGGGCTTAATAGAGGCCTGGGGTGCATCGACGGGGCTTGTCCGGTTGCCGATGGTGTTTACGGTCACCACCGCGATGGTGTACTGCGATAATGCTACGCAGGGAAGCTCGTAAAAATCTCTGCGCGTGGTGCCGGCGAAAACAAACCCCGCTCCGTCCTTGGCATACCAGATCTCCGCATGATCATAAAAGAAGCTCGATGGCCGCGTGAACGATATCTCGATCACCTCGTCGATCGTGCCGTCGATACGCTTCGTCAGGCGATCCTGGAGCGCGAGGGACGTGACGCGGGGAAGGGGCTCGAGCGCGGAATAATCGGGGGTCGGCAGCACCGGCTGCTCCAGGTCGGAGTTCCAGAGCGTGGCGTTATATTCGAGACATGCGAGTTTAAAGCGGCGTTCCATATCCGGTTGGATTGAGAGGATCCGGAAGGGCTTTGTCTCAATCCCCATCTCTCCGAAGGAATAGTTATCATATTTCTGAGGTTCAAAACCGGCATCAAATGCCGCGGTGAATTTTACGATCGTCCCCGCCGTGACGGTGAGAACCTGTCTGTAGACCCTGGTATCGGCCTTGAGCCAGATTATCATGCCGTAGGTCTTGCCGGCTGTCATCACCACTTCCCTGTCGAGGATGACCGTGTCAGTCCCGGATATCCCGACCAGACGGCCGCTGTAGCCCCACTGCGGCACGTCATGGCTGATATTGACGACTTCTCCGATCCTGCTTTCGATAGCGGATATCGGGAGGCTCACCGACACGGTATTTGTGAGGAGCTGGTTGGCGTTGAGCCGCAGCCGGCCGTCGCGCCACGCCTGGCTCGGCCGGATAACGCCGAACATGTCCATCGACAGCGGTGGCTGATAGCTGGTGAGATTGGGGTTAATGACCTGGAGAGGCTCCCGGGCAAAATCGTTATCACCGTTCAGGACCTCCACGGTAAGCTCCGTTGGGCGGTCCTCGACAGATGACCAGTGTTCCTGGAAGCTGTCCTTGAGGACATTTCCCATACCTACCAGGAAACCCGCCTCGGGAATCGCCGCGGGCTTATTGATCGACAGCGTGATCTTCGTACCCGCGTAATAGGGCACCGCCCGTCCTGTTCTGTAGACCTTGAGAAGTGCATCCCAGACTGTGGTGCCGGAGTCGAAGGTACCGTCGAAAAGACAAAGCTCCTCCGTGGATCCCAGACCGTCCGGGACGAGGGTGGCGTCGTATTCGGCGAGATCGAGATGAGCGTCCACGTCGACCTTATCGGGCAGGGCGCCGTCATAGCGCACAACATTCAGATCGTTGTCAAGGATAGGGCGCGTCAATATGTCGTATCCTACCCAGGCCGGCGAACGTGAGAACGCGGTGGACCAGGCGGAGCCGTCCAGGGTGACCCGTACCAGTGCCCCGTCACAATAGCACGAGAACCGAAGAGATCCCGACAGCTGGTCGGTGGCCAGTGCGCGGATCCCGACCATTATCATCCGCGGGTACTCGAAATCGTCCTCGTAGATCTCCCGGACGGCCGTCAGGTAGCAATCGTCCATGTAGCGGGAAGAGGTCTGATCGGGGCTGAGGTTTGTGAAGCGGATATCGTACTTGCCGGCCTCCAGGCCGTTTACCCTGAAGGTCTTTCTGATAGCCGTACTCTGGGCGCCGGTGATGGTTACGTAGTTAACGGTAGTGGAGACGGTCTGTACGTGCTCCTGGGAGATCCAGCGCCAGAACATCGGCATATATTCATAGACCGGATCATACCAGTATTGCTGCTGCCCGTCCCAGTGATCCGTCGGGACCGTGCTGCCCGCCTCGACCTCGTACCAGTAGGGATAGTCGCCGCCGAGCCATTGTCCCAGGCTCCATTTGCCGTCGTAAATCGTCGACGTGGTGGTTACGACCCGCTGTGTGATGGGCCTCCAGGTGGCGGTGCCCTGTTTCTTGATCTCCACACCCAGGTTGACGCTCAATGCATCGAGGCCGCCCAGGTCATTGGCGTATCCGAGGCCCTGGGAGAATGTCACATCCATCTCCACGCCGTTGAAATTGTCTCCCGTGGTGGTAAAGGTGACCGGGGAACCGTAGACGATCTTTGTCGGCGACAGGGGCCCTATTTCGATCTTCGTGTCGTTGAAGTTGGGGATGGGAGTCTGGTCGAGATATCCGAGACGGGCGTGGATCTCGACTCCGCGGTAGTTCTCGAGCGGCTGGTCATTGAGCTTGTAGTTATAGAGCCTCGATACGGGGCCCTCGCCCAGGCACAGGAGAACGTTCAGATATTGTTTGTCGTTTACGGTCTCGATATTCCAGTTGACGACATTCCCGAAGGGCTTGTTGCAGCCGTACGGCCGGGGGATCGCTCCGCCCTGCTGCTGCGTCGTCTGGGGGTTCCAGGAATATGCCTGGGAGGTGTTATACCCCTGCATGGCGTCCATGGTCGGGGTGTCAGGGGGCTTCGTAAGCATGGACGTGACGATGCCGCCCATAATAGAAACGGCCATGGATGTGACGATCGCGCCCATACCTCCAGCGATAAAAGCGTCTCCGAACAGACCAAGGCCAGCAGGTCCGAGTGCTCCTCCCGAAATTGCAACCGCCGCGACGGCAAACAGAAGCCCGACCACCATCGGTAGGACGTCATCGTCTCCCGGATCCGGGACGGCGATCACCACGTCCGTCGGTGACAGGTAGATACCCGGGAGGTCCTTTTCCTTCAGGACGACGCCGTTGAGGACGAATAAAAAGGGTACGACTGCGGGGAGGTTTGCCCGACGGATCTCCGCGAGGGACGCCTGCCACAGGTACGGGGTGGGCTCGAGCTCGATCACCCTGGGCTCGGTATAGCGGAAGGGGCTTTTGTATTCCCTGATCGTCACCCTATCCAACGATAGAACCCCCTTACGCGGCGCTTCCAGACAATGTCGTTGAGCCTGGATATGATGACCCGATGCCGGCGGCGGATGTGGATAAACCGCCTGCCATCCTCGAGCACGGTGCCGATGTGGGTCTCGTAACCCGGGATGATCGAGAAGCCCACCAGGCAATATGGCTCCGGTCTGTCGAGTTCGAGGATCAGGTGTTTGTTCCCGCTGATAAGCTGGTGAAGGACGGTTATTTCAAGGTCCGCTCCATAGGCGTAATCGGGAAGAATGATCCCGCGGCGCCGGTGGACCTCCATGGCAAGTCCCCAACAGTCGAAACCTTTGTTGTCTCGCCCCTGGGCACTGAAGGGGATGCCGATGAGGTCTCTCAGATCGAGGATCTCAGACAATCCTCACCCCCGTCGAACCGAGGCCGATGAACCCCCGAAAACGCCGGCTGTTAGCCTTGAGACGGCAGTCGGCGAGCGTGTGTTTACACGTTGCCGTGCCGGCTGTGTAATCGATCGAGGATCGCCAGGCTGCGCCTGTCCCCCCGGTGACCGCCCGGTTTTTGCGCCGCCAGACCTGCATCCAGTATTTCCCGGTGACCGGCTTGGTGTCGGTGCCGCTCACGTGATCGAAATAGCATATGTAGTCGTTGCCGTCAGATCCGAGGACCACCGAGGCGGTGGGATCATTGTAATAGCACTCGTGCCATTTGAACTTCTGATTGCAATAGCTCGCCAGATACCTGAGCATCGGCCACAGGTCGCGGTAAAGGTTGCGGCCACCACAGCGCCAGGTGATCCAGTTGGCGTCTGAAAAGGCTTCGAGGACCTTTATCTCCGTTTCGAGATCGACGTGGTCCTCCGTGAGGTACCCGGCGTTGACGACCCGCAGCGTGATCACGGAGTCGGTCATGCCCTTGGTTTCCTGCATGGTCTTCTCGAGGGTTCTCGCGGCGTTGACGACCTTGATATTCCAGGACGGGACCGCTCCCTCGCTGTTAATCTCCGGGAGCTCGATCTGGAAGGGAAACTTCACATATGTACGGCCTTGGAAGACGATATCCTCATTGTTATGGACCAGGTAATAGACACGTGCATCGGGTGTCACGACATCGAGGAGAAACAACCAGGGATAAATCGATGCGATCTCATTCTTCGCAAGCTTGAGAACGTTCGGGAGCGCCATTTTAAACCTCTTCTATATCGAACTCGACGGTCCACAGATCGGGGACCCCTTTGTAGAACTTATATTTGACGGGGCCGCCGACAAATCTTGCATCGACAACTACATCGGTAACAGGATTGGTCCAGTCGAATAACCCCGCGCCGATGTGAACTTCATCTTCAAGGTCTTCGATCGATGCCTTCTCGTCGGCTGGGAGGGGCTCGATCTTGACGTGATATTTTTTAGGCGGAACGCGCGAGAACCGGGCCCCGGTAATGAAATAGCCGCCATCGGTTTCCTGCCTCAGGGTGGGATCTGAGGCCCTCCCCTGCTCCCAGTCAGGCACGCTGGGTTTGACGCTCAACGTCGGGAATGTCGCCATTGTTTATGCTCCCTTGATTCCCAAGGCCGCTCTTACGGCCGGATCCATGCCGACGAGCTCGAGGAGGATCCTCTTCGTCTCGCCGCGGTTGTCTCGTTTTGACGAGAGCTCCGTGCCCTTGAGCGCCGGGACGCCCGGGCCTGATTCGAAGATGATCGTAGTATTACTGCCTCCTTCAGCCGTTTTCGCGACGCGATTCAACCAGGAGTTTTGTTCTTCCGTGATATAACGCTCCCCAACCCGGTTGATGACCAGGCGCTCGTCGGTATTGAGGCCGCCGCCATGGAACGTAGGAATGAACCGGCGAACCGTGCCGCCGCCATGGTGCACGCCAGGTACGTAGTTCGCATTAGCGGGGATCCCGGCGGAGCCTGTCTGGGTCGAAGAAAGAGACCCGCCCGAACCGAGACCTTTAAAAAGCCCGCTGATTCCGCTGGTCATCTGCTGCCCAAGGGCGTTTGAAAGGGCGCGCTGAACGGACGTCAAAAACGCGGTGAGATAATCAGACAGAGACTGCATCTTGCCCTGAAAGGCATCGAAGAAGAAGTCGGAGAAGGCCTGTTCCATTCCCTGGGCTGTTTGCCGGGCGATCTCAACACCCTGTTGAAACGTTGTTTTCGTTTCGGTACGGTATTTTCTTAACCCTTCGCCCAGGCCCTCACCAAGGCTTCCGTACAGTTCTTCCTCGATCCTGCGCTTTTGTGCGGCGATAGCCAGAATCTCCTTTTCCTGCACGACGATCTCAGAAAGGATCGAGAGCTTTTCGGCGTCCTTCTCGGCCTCCTGGTATTTCGCGCGAAGGTTCTCGATCCGGACGGTCTGTATACGCTCCTCGAGGTCGAGTTCCTTCTGTCTTGCCTCGAGCTCGGTCATTTCCCCGCGCTCAACCCCTATCTCTATAAGTTTCTTCTTCAGGGAGTACTCGGCTTCAAGCACCTGGAGGGCACCCGCGCGTTTTGTTTCAGAGAGCTCCTTGTTGTATTCGATCTCCTCGATTGCATAGTCGATACCGAGCCGGGCGAGATCTTCTTTCTTTTTTGCGATCTCTGTGTCCCTGCGGGTAAGTTCGACCTTAACGCGGCCTTCCTCCTTTATCCTGTCCTTCTCTTCGGTATAAAGGCCCTTTTTCTCATTCCATGCCAGTGAGATTGCCTCTTTCTCTTTCTGTGCATATGCGATGCCCCACTCAAGGGACTGTCTCTTGATGGAGTTTGTTTCCGCAGCGTATTCCCTCTCAGAAAGCACACCCTCCTTATGGCTGAGCTGCCGACGTTTCGCGTCTGTCCTCAAAACCTCCAGCTTACGGGTTTCTTCCTCTTTCAATAAGGCGAGCTTTTCCCGCAACTCCGCATCGGCGGCCGCCCGGCTTTCGTCCTGTTTGTCCTTCGATGGCTTGGGAGGGTTCGCCTTATACGACGCATTTCCGGTGCCGGCCTTCTCGTTTTGTTCGAAATAGAGTTTCTGGCCGGACTTGGTCGTCATCTCAACAAGACCGGCACCCCGCGCGTTGGTCCATTGGAGCGCCTCGAGCTTTTCAGGGGATGCGGGCTTTAACATACCGTTGCGCATGACCTGGCGCGTGTAGAGGGCTCGCTCGCCCTCTTTGTAGCGCTCTTCATACATTTGGTTCCATTCTACGGCCTTGCCGCCCAGTTGCTTCGTTTTGTCTCGAGACAGCTTTGCCCATTCCGGAGTTCCCTCCGGCGAAGAAAACAGGTAGGAATTCCCCAGGGATGTTAAAGTACCTCCTACCTTATCGAGAAACATCCCGAGCCTTATCACCTCGTCTATGAGGCCATTGATAAGGTCCTTCGCAGATTGGATGCCTGACAGGAATTCATCGTTCCACTTGATCGTCTTTGTCTTCTCGTCGATCGTCACGATCCTGTTGGTGATATCGCTCAATTCCTGCTTTATCGCTTCGAAAAGAGGTTCAAAGATCTTACCGCCTGCCTGCAGGGCAATGTCTGTCGCGTTGCTCCAGAGGCCCGCCCAGGTTTTTTGCGATTCGATGCCGGCAATTTTGTATGCATCAAGCTTCTGCATGAGGAAGCTAAAGAGTTTCTGCGAGTCCCCTTCAATCTGTTTTATGTCCTCATTCCGAAGCCCGAGGACGGTGGCGATCCGCGATGTCCTGGGATTGATATTACCGGTGAGGATAGAGCGCGTCTCCTCGCCCATCTGATCGAGGGACAAGCCGATCGCACCGGCGGCCTGGACCATGGCCACGGTGAAGTCCTTCGCCATCTGCTTGTCAAAGCCCTTGGCCATGGCTACGGGGAGTGTTTCCTGGTAGGCTCTCACAAGCTGATCCAGGGTCGCTATCGTCTGGAGATTTGCCACCTGGAGTTCATCGAGCATCTGCTTCGAGTCCGCCTGCGCGGCGGCGAGCGCCTTCTCAGCGGCAAGTGCCTTGCCCGTTGTCTGGTCTATATACTGGCCACCGACCATGGAGGCGGCTCCTAT